GATACGACTATTTATGCCACTGGTGTAATGGGTGGCTCTCAAACGACCGGCAATGCGGTTATATTCGTCGAATACTTCGCGCAGCCGTAATACATCATCCCGTAACTCCTGGAAAGTAGCGGGATGATGTCGGCTGGGCGACCGGAGAGCCGCCCAGCCACTCCCCGCCTGCGCGTCGGTAATGGCCGGTCGGCATGGGGGTCAATTCTAATGAGCTCTTTTGGTGATTTAAAGGCCCAGGTCGCCAGCGATCTGCGGCGCAGCAATCTCCCGAACGAAATCGCGCAGGCCATTCTCGACGCCATCCGCGACTACGACACCGAGCGGTTCTATTTCAACGAAACTGCAATCTACGCCTTTCCCACGGTTGCCGGCATTGACGAATATTCCATCATTCCGCAACCGCCGATTCAGGAATTCGTCAGGATCGACGTCGTGCGGGCGCAACTCGGCAATACTTGGTATGCACTCACGCAAGTTATGCCGGATGAAATTGAGGATTTGTTCTCGGTCGCGACCAGTGGGCAACCCTTTGACTGGGCGATTCACGGCAACGATCTGCGGCTGTTCCCGACCCCTAACGCGGCGTATCCGATCAAGATTTTCGGGCATTATCGGCTGACCCCGCTGGTCAACGATTTCGACGCCAATAACTGGACCAACGAGGGCAAGAACCTCGTGCGCTATTGCGCGCTCAAGCGGCTTTATGCCTACCCGGTCCGCGATAGCACGCAGGCGCAGATGGCCGAGAGCATGGAGCAACGCGAGCTTGATTATCTGCGACGCGAAACCGACCGCCGCGCCCGCTCGGGCCGCATGAAGGCGTATTACTGATGCACGACATTGTGGACGGCGATGGCGCGCTGGTCGGGAGTATTCCGCTATCGGATCAGCAATTGACGCATCTGCAAGCCGGCACGGCCATCACGGTGCAATGGCATACGCCGCAACTGTTACGATCAACGCTTGGCACGCAAACCGGCGCGTTTGAACTGCGCCAAGATGAGAGCGGCAAGATCATTGTTTCCAATGCCGAATCGGTGCGGCGCTACGTTGCGCTGCAGGCCAACATCAAGCGCGCGCGAGGCGAATAATGCCGAAGCAAATGCCGATGCAGTTCGGGGAATGGCGCCCCGATCTGGCATTGCTGGATAATCAGTTCGCCGGCGAAGCCATGAATGTCTATCCTGGGGGCAATTCCTATTTGCCTTGGCCGTCGCTGATCTCATTCACCAGCGCGGCGCTGCCGTCGCCGGCCAAGGGCCTGACCGCGGTGCGTCGCTCGGATGACACCTGGGGCATTTACGCCGGTACGGCAACGGGCCTCTATCGCTGGGCCTGGGCCGGCTGGACCGATATGAGCCGGACCAGCGGCGGCGCTTACCATGTACCGGCCACTGGCGAGCTCTGGTCGTTTCAGCAGAGCGGCCCGAATCTGGTGGCGGTCAATATCGGCGACGTGCCGCAAGTCATCAACGTAGATTCTGGCTCCAATTTTACGGCGCTGGGCGGCTCCCCGCCAATCGCCAACAACGTGACGCAAATTGGCGACTTTCTGGTGCTGTCTGGCCTTGCCAGCAATCCGCGCATGATCCAGTGGTCGGCCATAAACGACATCGGCGCGTGGACCCCGGGCACCAATTTGAGCGACATTCAAGAGTTTCCGGACGGTGGCCCGGTCAAGGCGGTCGTTGGCGGTGAAATCGGGTTTGTCATGCAGGATCGCGCTATTCGCTCAATGCAGTATCTGCCCGGCGACACGACGTTTATATTTCATTTCACGCGCATCGTGCAGGATCGCGGATCGCTATCCGAATTCGGCGCCGTTTCGGTCGGGAACACCGCGTATTTCATGGCCGAAGATGGATTTTTTGCGATCTCGGGAAATCAATTGCAGCCCATCGGCGCCGATAAGGTCAATGAATGGTTTCGCGCCAATTCCGACGATGGCCGCTGGAACGTGGTGCAGGCCATCGCGATTCCGAACAAGCCGCGCATCATGTGGGCATTCTACGGGAATGCGGGCAGCCAGCTTTATGATCATGCGCTGATTTACGACTTTTCCAACCAGCGTTGGGCACACGGCATTCCCCAGGCGCAAGTGTGGGCCACGCTGTCAACGCCAAATCTTGATCTCGACACAGACGGAACCGAGCCGGGCGATCCGCTTTTGGATTCGACGGCGCGCGGGCTTGATAGCTTTGCCTATAAGGGCGGGCGGCCATTGCTCGGCGCCATCAATGCTAACGGTGAGCTCTGTTCGTCCGGCGGGCCGAATCTGATCGCAACGATCGAAACTGCCGAGGCACACCTGAACCCCGAGGGCCGCGCCTTTGTGTCCAATGCCTATCCGCTGGTCGATGGCGCGGCCGAGTATGTTCAGGTCGCCACGCGCGAGCGCCTGCAGGATCCGATTGTCTGGAATAATCCAACGCTGCTCGAGGTGACCGGATCGGCCTCGGTGCTCACGTCGTCACGATTGCATCGCTTCCGCGTCGTCATCCCGTCCGGCAGCTTGTGGACGCACGCGCAAGGCATGCTTGTGGACGTGGACAAAGACGGCGAAGCATGACCGATATCCATGATCCGCGGCCACCGTGGCGACAACAATTTGACGCCGCACGCGATCCATATGCGGCAAGAAATACGCTCGGCATCACTTCGACCGGAGGCGGTGGCGGGGCGCCCACCACTGCCCAATACATCACGGCAACGGCCGATCCGACGCTGACCGCCGAGCGGGTACTTACTAACACGGCGTCAATAACCTGGGACTTCTCGACGCCGGGCCAAGCCAAGGCCAACGCCGCCGGTGGCGGCGGCAACGTCTCCAACAGCGGTACGCCGACGGTCGGGCAGTACGGGAAATGGGTCACCGCCACCACCATCCAGGGTGTGGCTCCTGCAACAGTCCTAAGTGATATCGGTGCGCAGCCTGCCGGTAGTTATCAGCCGCTCGATGCCACACTGACCGCGCTTGCCGCCTACAATACCAACGGGCTGCTAACGCAGACCGCAGCCGACACATTCACCGGCCGCACGCTCACCGGGCCCGCCACAGGCATTACCGTCAGCAATGGCAACGGTGTTGCCGGCAATCCGACATTGGTGCTCGCCAATGATCTGGCGGCACTGGAAGCACTGGCCGGAACCAATACGATCTACTATCGCAGTGCGGCTGATACTTGGACGCCGGTTGTCGTCAGCACCGGCTTGGCGTTCTCGGGCGGCAACCTGACCGCCACCAGTGCCGGCGGCAATGTCTCGAACAGCGGCACGCCAACCGCGGGTCAAGTGGCGGAATGGGTCACCTCCACCACCCTCCAGGGCGTGAGCACCTACGCCAAGACCAGCACGGTGCCGCCACCACAATGCGGCCGGCTGGTCTATGTCAGCGGCACCGCACTGAAGTTCGCACCATTCAACGGCGACCTGATCAAGATCAACGGGGTGATCTATTCGATCCCGTCGGCCGGCATTGCCGGGCTCGCCAATACCAGTGTGTTCGTCAATGGGACGGCGGGGCAGAACCTCGCGGCCAATACCACCTATCTGGTTTGCGCGTTCAACAATGGCGGGACGATAACCGCGGACTACCGCACCACCTTGACGCATGCGCCGAGCGCCACGGCCGGCAATGTCGGCGTCGAGGTGCCCACCGGGCTCGACACCCGCACCGTGATCGGATTGGTCAGAACGGGGAGCGCAGGTGTCTTCGTTAGCAGCACATCACAGAAATACACCATCAGTTGGTTCAACCGCCGCAACATCACCGCGATCGGGGTGCGGACCAATGGGGCGAGCACGACCTCGACCACCAGTGTCGAGATCGGTAGCTCGTTCCGAGCGGAATTCGTCACCTGGGCCGAGGAAATGGTCATCGCCGGACTGGCGGGATATTTCCGCAACAACAATGTCGCCACGGTGCTGGCGAACGTCGGGATCGATGGTGCGTCAACGACCGTGTTTCCCGATAGTTTCACCTATGACTCGGTCAACGCCGGTGCCTGGACGGCGGTTGGCGGTCAAAGCGCCGCCGATCTCACGGAAGGCTATCACTACTTCACGCCCAGCGGTGCCGTCAGCAGCGGCACCGGCGTTTTCAGTGTGAACTGCACGGCCGTGGTGAGTGGGTGATGGCGAAGCAACTGGGGCCGACATTCGGCGACGAAACG